CATCGGCAACAGCATCGCCCGCAAGCACTCGCAGGCTTGGCACTTGTTCGCCTTGGCGCGCAACTACCGCCATTTCGCGCTACGAAACCAAATCATCCAGACGCTCAAAGGGGACAAGAACCGTGGCAGGCTCCTTGAGGCGGCTAACAAACTCAAAGGCATCCAAATCTCGATTCAACCATGACCACCCCGTTCTACTCCATCCGTAGCATCTTGGAGTCCAAACTGACTCCCTACATCGCCGCAGGCATCCCCGGCGTTGCCGTCCACAAGGGCATCACGGACGACATCCGCACACTTCCCCAGATCATCGTCTACGCCGAGAACGCCACCGCCGCCGATGCCCTTGGCTCCCATCCCCTTGGGAACTTCCAAATCAGCCTAAAGGTCTACGTCTACTCGTCCGCCGACGACGAGACGCTGGATACCCACCGGGCGCGGGTGCAGGAGGTCATGAACCTGCTCAACGACGACGCCGCCGTCAAAGCCCTGTACAACAACGCCACGGACGGCCAAATCTACGACCTTTGGATTAACTCGGACGACGAGGGCATGAGCCAACGCCGCTACGGCAACGTCCTTGATTTCACGGTCTTTGCAGTCCTCCCCCCTGCCCCTTGACATTCGGCTAAACTCAAAGAACACTTATGGCTTCTATCGACTACGGCGTAGCGCATTTCTTCGGTCTACGAGGTACTGAAACCTACATGACCATCCAGAGCGACAGCATCACCGAGTCCTTCGCGCTGGACGTCGAAGTGGCTGGCGTGGACGGCAAGGTCATCACCGACCGCCTCGACGACCGCCGCCATGAGATTACGCTTGATGGCGTCTTGAAGGCCAGCGACACGCTTCCCACCAACGGTACCCAGTTCACCTACAACGGCATCCAGTACATCCTCAAGTCCATCGACGACAAGGGTACCAACAAGGATTTCCGTAAGGTCAGCGTCAAGGGCATCAAGTACGAGAGCATCGCCTAACCCCAACGGGGTTCCGAGTATGGACACTCGGTTTATCAAGGCTACCACAGCCCTGCCTACGCCCAATCGGGTGTGCGGCAGGGTTTTGCTTCCCTTCTGCCTGCGGCATCGTGTCCTGCTTGAGTCCATCGACTCCCCGTTCCTCAAGCCGGAGGACAGGGCTTTCACCGCAAAGGACGTCGTGTGGGCAATCAAGATCATCAGCACCTACGACAAGTCCGTCATGAACCAGTCCTTGTCGTTCAATGAGCGCCTATGGGTATGGTTGCTCAACAAAAGCCGCTTCAACCTTGCGCGCACCGCAGGCTTCGTCCTCGGCCACATGAGCAACTCCTGCTCCTACCCTAAACTCTGGAAGAAGGAGGAGAACAGCAAGTCCCACGAAGCCATCCCTTGGACGCTGTCCTGCGTGGCCAACAACGTACGCAACGGTTGCTCTCTTGAGGAAGCATGGACGATGCCCGAAGGTGAAGCCGTATGGATGTCCATTTCCCATGCCGTCTACAACGGCGCCAAGATCGACGTTCTTTCCACCGACGAGGAGAAGGAACTTGAGAAGTTCAACGAGCGCGTAGAAGCCTACAAGAAATCCAAAAACAAGAACTAATGGCTGGCAACGACCTCACAGTTTTCATCGGCGCGGACGCCACCGCCTTCATCAAGGGGATGGACGAAGCCATCAATAAGGCCACAGGCAAGGAAGGTAGCGGCAAGTTCGCTGGTCTGCTCAAGGATTTTGTCCAAGGAGGAATCAAAGGATTGGTTTCTGGAATTGGAGCCGCCTTTGGGCCAGAAGGAGAGGTAATTGCAGAAGTCGTAAATCTTTTGATTGACGGCATCGGTCAGATGATTGCCCGCGCCAAGGAGTTCCGCAACCTCTCCTATGCTACTGGACTGACGACTGGTCAGTTGATGGAACTTGAGTCCCTTGCGGAATCCACCGGGATTTCCTTGCAGACCTTGGCTTCATCTTTCCATGAGTTCAACAAGCGGATGGCCACCGCGCAGATCCGTGGAAGCGAGTTCAATGCGGCGGCGGCCAAACTCGGCTTGGACATGAACAAGTTGAAGGACAGGACTCTGACCGCCAAGGACGCCATGATTGAACTGGCGAAGGCACACAAGGCTGGAACCGATGCGGCGACCTTGGCCTACTACGGCAACATGCTGTTTGGCTCGTCTTTCGAGCAGTTGCTTCCGGCCATCAAGCGCGGCACCTCCGAGATGATTGCTTTGGCTGATTTGACGGTAAGGAACACAGACACGTCAACGCGCGCCCTTGCTTCAATTTCCGATTATTGGTCTGCATTTGTTGGAATCATGAAGGCTGGCTTCTACGAGTTCCTTGGACAGACCGTAGAGCGATGGAAGGGCATGTACGAGATGCTTGCCGTTCTTCCTACCACCATAATCACAAGCAAGTTGTTTGGCGGAAGGGAAGCCGCCCATGGGCTGAACGCATCCTTGATGGGTCGTACCGACGAGGAAAAGAACAGGATGGCTCAACTTGCCGCGCAACGCATGAGCGAAGATGATGCCAAGAAGTTCTTGGAGGAGTTCGACAAAATCCTTGGAGAAGGAGGCAATAAACTCAATCCCTTCGGGCTTCAGTCCGCACAGGGAGCGTCTCAACTTCAGCAGATGGGTGGCGGCGACATCGTCTCGGCCATTGCCTTTACGCCGCTGGAACGCATCGCCAACGCCACCGAGGAGACTGCCAAGAACACCAAGCAGAAAGGTGAACCAAACCTTATCGCTGAATTGGCAACCAAGAGCCTACCCTTTGTAATCGGATACTAATTTATGTCACGACTCGACTACGGCAACAACCTTGGTACTCCAGAATTACAGCCGGGATGGACTGTTAGCGCGGACGGCTTTGGACTTGTGCAAATCCGCGCGCAGTACAAGTGGGACTACAACTTCTTCATCGTAGGTGGTTCTGAAACAGGGTATTTCAAACGTGGCGTTCCATTTACGATCACTCGGTACAATTACTGCCGAATGTTCAAGTACGACTATGTCGTCGAAAAAAGCGGCATCGTCACCATCACTGCTGAATACGTCGGCGTAGACCCGGAGTACAACGTGGAAGGCGGATTCATCACCTTACCTCAAGTCCAGATGGTTGGTTCCTCGTCCGCCGAGGACATCAGCCACCACCCGAACTTCATCCAAGTAAATTGCGTCAGTAATGGTCTTGCCAATCCATTGGCTGGCCCACCTCCTCCCGGCGGCATCTTCGACACGGATGGGTTTTCAAATCCAAACCGAGCGCTATGGACTCCCATCGTAGCCAACCAAGGCGCGTTGAACAACTGCCAGTTCGTAGGCTTCCTTCCTTCCAATAGCGACGCCGCAGGAGACATCAACATCAAGGCTGGCGTAAAGTCCTATTACAAACCGCAGGCTACCTTGCGGGTGCTTCTTTACGTCAGCGCTGGAAGCGAAGCCGCCGCCGCTTCCTTGGCGTTGACCAAGGCTTCGTATGTCGGTTGGACTACCAACGGTAGCCTTTTCCATCTTCCCGAAGAATACAAGAAGTTGGCGCAATCCACAGCCTACCCCGGAAACTTCACCTACACTGCGGAGTACGACGCCCTAATCAACCGTTCCTTCCTTATCACCAACTGCTCGGTCGAGAAGTTCGGCTGGGTCTACAAGGTGACGGCTGACTTGATGCTCTCTGGCATCGCCGGATGGGACAAGGACATCTATCCGAAGGTGGGAGGACTGGGCTAATGGGTTCCATCACTGGATTCAACTCGTCGGTCACGGGAGCCTTCGGGGAAGGACAGCCTTTGTCCGCCGCCAAACTCAACAAGTTGGCGTCTGGCATTGAATTGACCAAGACCCAATACAGCGATGGATTGCTGTTCCAAGGCGGCCCATCTGGAGTTCCGTACACAGTCCAGTACCCAACTTCGCTTTACATCGAGGGCGCGCCAGAGCAGTTCCAAGTCAAGGTTGACGGAAACGACGTCTACGTCGCCAAAGGGCGCGTCATCTGCCGTACCAGCCCTAATACCTTCAACGGCGGTTGCATGCGTGAATACGACATCGTAGCATCCGCAATCTGGCCTAACGATACCTTCACCAACGGGGACGATCCTACAAGCCCTTGGGTGGACAATGGTGGCTACATCACCCTTCCTGTGCCGGAAAGTTTCGTGCAGTATGGCGTCTACCTTGTGATGAACCAATACAAGGTCGGTGGTGGTTCGTTTTTGGCAGGCGTCCCATACCTTGCCATCATGCAGTTGGGCGGAGACGCTTGGACAAAGACCAAACCTTGGGGCGGTGAGGATGGTTGCGATCTCCAGCGCTGGTTCAACTTGTTTGAATACAAGCCAGTCACGATTGAAGTTCCTGTCGAACCATACGAAGTCAGCGGCAACCTTGAGGAGTCACAAGACAGCAAACTCCAGAACTACAACTGCCAGCGCGTACCCATCGCCCTAATCAGTTGGGACACCGATAATCTGAAGTGGTCATTGAACCAATACGCCATCGGGACTCTGACCATCCCCTACAACATCTTCTATTCCGGGGTCTACCGATACGAGAACAGCGAAGGCTTCACGCCTCCCCCTTGGTTCAGCGCGCCCCTGTATCCGACCCAGCAAGAGGACTGGGAAGGCACCTACACCGATTGCGAGAAATGGGACGGGACTGGACTTTACCCGACCCAAAACATCCCAGTTTGATGGGTTTAAGGTAGGTTGACATACGGCTAAATCCAAAGCCCTATGGCTACGCCTACCTTCAGTTTCACCAAGGGTTCCACCCTTACTATCACGGGGGTCTACACCCAGTCGTCCCCGTCGGCGCCAGCCAACCTCAACGGCATCGACCTGTATGCCACCGTCCGTGACCAGCGCGGATACGAATACCCCCTAACCGTCACCAAGTCAAGTTCTACGGAGTTCGCCATGTTCTACGCCAATACGCAGGACTGGAACTGGGGTACGGGGTTCATGGACATCCTGTTCGTCTCCAACGGCGTGGCCATCTATTCCGAAACCATCAACATCGGAATCCTCAACAACGTCACGCGCAACTCGTACACCTAATGGCGATCACGCTCACGATCTGCGAGTCGGCGAACATCGCCGTCAATCCTGTCGTTCCTGCCACGGTGACGATTAATCCAGCCCTGCCTTCGGTCACGGCCACGGTCACGGTCGGCACGACCACCACTGGCGCTCCCGGCACCGACGCAGTCGTGGTCAACAGCGGCACTCCTTACGCCGCAGTCCTTGATTTCACCATTCCGCGCGGCGAGCAAGGCGTCATCGGCGAGACTGGCCCTCAAGGCATCCAAGGCCCGAAGGGCGACACGGGAGCCACTGGTGCGACTGGCCCGCAAGGCAACAATGGCGCGACGGGAGCCACTGGCCCCCAAGGCCCAATCGGCCCTACTGGTGCAACTGGCGCGACTGGCCCCCAAGGCCCGACGGGTGCTACTGGACCTCAAGGCATCCAAGGCATCAACGGCGACAAGTACGCCACGACCTCGACCACGGCTATGTCCGTGTCCAACGGCGC